CACGGTTTCACCACCCCCCCCTGCCCTCCTGAAACCGTGCCCTGTACGGCTTCGAGCCACTTAGCGGTGCCTGGTACGGTTTCGCAGGGGTGCAAGCGGTACCGTCCGCGACGCTCCAAACTCAAAAATCCGGCGTCCATCAGCAGCCTCACCGCCTTGCCGCCATAGCTTTCCCCCGCCCCGATCGCCTCCGTGATCTCCCCCTGGGTCGTTCGGATCACGTCTGAGCCTGCATCGCGTGCCGCGAGGGACAGGTGGGTCCAGGCTGCCAGCGCGTACGCCCGCAGGATCGGGGACTCACCCCCCGCATCGCTGCGCAGCAGCTGCTCGCCGACCTCCAGGCATCCAAGCGCCAGACGGACCTCCAACCCTGTCACGCCGCCTCCCCCGGTAGACCCAGCGTTTCCTGCACCGTCAGCCCGTCGAGGCGCTTGTTGCCCTTTTCGACCCAGGAGGCGTCCATCTCGAAAGCGACGCAGTCGATCCCGCGCGCCCTGCACTCTGCCGAAACCGTCCCGCTGCCGGCGAAAGGATCGACCACCAGCAGCGCCCCAGGAAACAGGTCGAGGATCCGCCCGACGATCTCCTGCGGTTTTTCGGCACGGTGTCCATGAGGCTTGTCGTTCCCCGTCCACTTGCAGCGCCAGACGTCCGATACTGCTCGGTTTTTGATCGCCAGCTTGTCCGCCCCCATAATCGCCAGCAGCTCGTACTGAGGACGGACCCCCCGCTCCCCACCTGGTCCGAACCAGCAGCGGTCCCACACGACCAGGCTGTCCAGCACAAAACCCGCGTCGAGCGCCGCTTTTGTCACCGTCGGCTGCGTCCGCCAGTTCAGAAACGTCCAAAACGAGCCCGACGGTTTCAGGATCCGACGGACCTCACGGTACCAGGCGGCAAACCACACCGAGGCGTTCATCAGGTCGCCCCAGGGGCTGTTTTTCGACGTTGCCGCCGCTTTGTGGGAGTAAACTCCGAGGATATACGGCGGGTCAGCGATCACCAGGTCGACACTCGCCGACGGGATCAGGCGCAGCCCTTCCAGCGCCTCCTGCTCGTGGATCCGGTTCACCTCAAAAGGTCCCAGAGTCCTCGCCACTGCTTACTCCTCGCTCGTTTGTGCTGGTGCCCCGCACCGTGCCAGCAGAAAACCGACAGCCTCGTCCGCCTCACGGTCCCCCTCCAGCTCGTGCAGCTCCTGGTCCATCCTGTCCGCGGCATCGTCGAGCAGCTTACGCAGATCCCGCGCCCGCCCGATCGCGGTTTCGCTCCCCGTCTGCCCGGTCACCTGCACCGATCCGCCGCCGAAGGTTACCAGCGCCACCTCGCGCGCCACCCCGTACCGCTTCCACGCCTGCCAGGTGAAACGCACCCGGTCCATCAGCCCGCCCCGTTTCATGCCGCCCCCGCCAGCGCGGGACGGAACTCGACCCACCAGCTGCCGCGACGGTACACCACCAGGCCACCCGCGGCCACCTCGTCCGGCAGCTGCTGCACCGCGGCCACACGTTCGACCAGGCGTTTCCGTGCCGCGAGCGGCATCTCCAGCCCCGACCACGTAAACAACCCCGCCTCGCGACCCTGCGCGTCGTACACCTCCAGCTCCCACTCATGCCCCAGCGGGTGCCGCTGCAGCCTGCTCGGCTGCGGATCCAGGTAAAACGTCCTCGTCGGCTCACTCATGCCGCCCTCCTCTTCGCCGCTTCGACCCACAGCTCGACACGTTCGAGCCAGAGACGGACCAGCGGCGCCATTGCCGCCGTCTGCGGCGTGCTCACCATCCCCGTCTCCCAAACCCCGCCGCGATACTCCTCGACCAGGTTCCGCGCCGCCTCCTGGTCCTCGCGGACGAAACGCTCCTCGATCGGCTCGAACGCCTCCGGCGCCGCCTCGTAGATCGTCCGCGCCACTGTCTGCGCTTCCCCCAGCAGCGCCAGGTCGTCCCCCCAAGCGACTGCCGCTCGCAGGTTTCGCACCTCGTCCGCGGTCTCGGCGATCCCGAACCGCTGCGCGAGCAGCAGGTCGATCTCGTCCTGGACCTGTACGAGCGCAGGGGTCACCAGCGGACGCGGGACGTCCCCCGTGAACCACTCGTGAGCGTCGTGCAGCAGACCCCACGCCAGCACCGCCGGCGGCTGCCCGTTGTGGCTCAAGAGGTCCTCGACGAGCAGGCTGTGCTGCAGCACCGTCCACCAGTTCGCCGCGCCACGCCAGCGGGGAAGTCGCCCCAACGTGAGCGCCACGTCGATCGGTTCCAGGCCCGACAGGTCCCGCCCGATCCGCTGCCCCCGTACCGACACCACCAGCAGCTCACCGTTATTTTTCTCTGCCTTGTCCATCGCCCCGCCTTTCTCCGCTTCGCCGTACCCGCGAAACAACCCCCGCCCGCAAAACTCCCCGTCATGCAGTTCCTCGAGGGTCTCGATCGGACCGCGGGGGAACGGTCCCCGCCGCGGTCCGCTGTCGCCCGAGTCCCTCATTGCGCCGGCATCTCGCCGAAACCCTCCCCGACCACCTCGCACCGCGCCAGGGTGTACTTGCTCACCGATCGCAACGGTGCCGAGGGGTCCTGCGGGATCAGCTGCGCAAACCCGCGACCCTTGTCAGGCGTCACCGATCCGACCAGGTAGGTCTCACCGTCGAGACGGACTCCCTGCCCGCGCTTCGGTAGCTTGTCGAGGTCGACCTTCGGCGCCGCCTTGCTGCTCTTGACCTGCCCCTCCAGCGTTGCCTCCTGGATCACCAGCGGGTGCCCGTTTCCCAGCTCGAGGAACACCTGCCCCTTTGCCACGCGTCCAACACCGTCGCCTCAATCGTCGCGACCGTGTCCGCCTGGAACTTTGGCTCCACTTCTGGCGCCTGTTTCTCTTTCGCCATTGTCCTGCCCTTCCTTCCTGTTTTATGCCGCTTCCAGCGTGCACTCACGCAAAGCACGGCGGCCCCGGTCGTGATCGACCGCGGCGTCCGGCTTTCGTTCCCAGCCAGTCGTCCCCCAGGGCGTAAAGCCCTCGATCAAACGCCCCTCTTTTTCCAGCTGCTTTATCAGCTGGTATACGTCCTCGATATAGCCTACCCGATACAGCGCCTCGAGATGCTCCCACTCGCGCACAAAGGGCGACCAGGCGGGGAACACGATCGCGACCTCGGACAGACGCTCACGCCACTCCGGGATTTTTTTCAGGAGACGGAAACAGCGGCCAAAGTCCGCCGAGTCGTGAGGAACGTCCGCCTCACTTTCGCCCCAACGGCCCATTACCTGCCCGGGCTGCGTCTCCTCACCCATCAGCACGCGGAAAATCGTTTTCGAGGAGATCCCGGTGTCCGTCCCGCAGACCCAGGCGATCGCCCGCCGTCCGATTGAGTCACTCATGCCACAGCCCCCTCTTTTGTCACCTTGAACTCGACTCGACCCGTGCGGTATGCCTCGCTCGAGGTCGACACGATCGACACCAGGCCACGGTCCTGCAGCGCCTGCAGCAGCCCCAGGAAACGCACCTTCGCCGTCCCCTTCCCGCCCCTGCAGCAGCTGCGGACGTCATACCAAACGCTCCTCGTTGTCCGGATCCCACAGCGGCCACGCCCGCGCCATCCGGTCGTACACAGCCTCCTCGTCCTCGAGGTCCTGGATCTGTTCACGTAACACCGCCGCCCCCAGCTGAGCGTCCAGCAGATCGTCGGCGCTGTTAATAATCTCGAGCAGTTCGTCCGCCAGCTTGTCCTGCAGCGGCGCACGTTTCCTGTAGAGTTCGTGTGCACGTTCCAGGGCAGGACAGCGGACCTCAGCCTCCTCCTCCGGGAAACGGAACGAGGAAACCATCCAGGTGATAAACCCCTCGACCGACTCGACAGGAACAAACCACCCGGTCCCCGGACGAGTGCGCCACCTGCCACCGTCCGTCCTCGTGTCAACAAACACCCCGGGCGCGCCGCCATCAAAAGCAGGGAACCCCGGCAGGCAGATCGACCGAACTCGCCACCAGTCGCCCGGCCCGAACTTTCGCCACACTTGCCCCTCGACCAGCTCAACACCGTGCGGGATCCCCGCGACCGGCTGCCCCAGCCTCCCCTCGCGCTCCTGTTTCATGCCGCCCCCTCCTCGTCCGCGTACTCCAGCTGCTGCCAGAAAAGCGCCGCGTATACGTCCTCGAGGCTTGTATAGTGATTGTCACTCGTCAGGATCCCGACCGTCCCGACCCCGTCGTCGCTCCAGTCCACTCCGATCTCGACCGTAACCTTTTCCCCGCTCGCTAACGAGATCTCGAGCGTGCCCGTCCAGTCGGGGAAATCCTTCGCGCCGAAGTTGACCACGTTGTATAGGTACCAGTCCTCACCGAAACGCAGGTTCTCCCGCAACCCCTGCGCGACGGCATCCTCGAACTCGTCCCGCGTCGCCAAACGCTGAAGCTCTTGCGCGGGTGCGTCCCCGTTGAGGTGCGGGTCGCCGAGTTCCCGGGATTTTGCGCGCATTGCATCCAGGATGCCCTCCTGGTTCGACGGGTCGGCGTCGATTGCTCGTAACGCCGCGCGCGCCACCTCCAACCCGTCCCCCAGCACCTGCAGCCCCTGCTCGTTTGCAAACTCCAGGGTGTACCCGGACTCCATAATGTTCGCGATCTCCTCTCCGTCCTTTGGCGCGGTGTGCCACTCTCCGACCTGGTGACCGTGTTTTCCTGACAGGAGGTGCACCGTTACACGGTTGAGGTCGTGCGTATACGCCGTGTGCACCATCACCTCGCCCCGCCCGAAAACAATCGTGTGCGCTTCAAGGGGACGCCCCGCCCGCGCTGCGTCGCGCATTCGTTCTGTCCGCGCGACCGTTTCCGATTCGATTCGCTTGAGGTCGTCGCCGATCTCCGCAGCGTGCGCCCTCGTGAGCAGGATCCAGCCTCCGTCCCCCGCCTGCATCGGAACCAGGTTGCCCGAGGCAAGCTGGTCGATCACCGAGAGACGTTTGTTTTGCCGCTTGAGCGATTTGATCCACCGCTCCGCCGCCGACAGGTCCTCGACCTGCTGCCGTAGACGTGCGATCTCCTCTTCTTTTTTCTCGAGTTCCGCCCGGCCCGTCTTATTCCATTTTTCGGGCACCGCGACAACCCCGAGCAGGTCTCGCCTCGCGACACGTCCCCCGACCCTGTGCCACGGACAACTCTCCGGGTGAGTCCCGGGCTGCCAGTAGTCCGGCCCGTTATACCCGCACCAGCGGCAGGGCGCCGCCAGGAGGTCGCGTTCCCCCTCGTCCGGGAGGTCCGGGTACCTGCGCGCCGCCACAGCCTCGCCCGACGGCATCGCGTTGTTGAGTCCGTCGTCGCCCCGCAGCACACCCTGCGCCCGCTTCCCCAGGTTGCTATTTTCCATCGTTGCCCCCTTCCTCGCGATAATCCCCGAACAGGTCGAGGGATAGCTTGCACAGATCCCGCCAGTCCCCGCTCTGGTGCCCGTAGTCGCAGTAGACAAACGCCTCTTTGCCGTACGCGTGCCGACGCCTCTCCAGCAGGTCCTCGGCTGCTTTCCGGCTAAACCACACCCCCTCGAGCAGCTCGTAGTGCCCGGGCTGTTCCTCGGGGTCGATCGGACGCACAATCACCCAAAACGGCCACGCGGTCGCCTCGTTTTTGTCCGCCCTGTGCGTGTCTGTGGCCCGCTTCAACGGCTCGAGGTTTTTTAGTGCTGTTAGCTGTTCTGCCGCTGAATCCAGAACCATATTCTTGACCTGCGTTCCGATCGGGTCGCTGTTGTAATAGCGGATCGGGAGCCCGCGGTTGACCGCGTGGCGAATCTCGTTTGCCGTGCTGCTGCCGATATACCCGAAACGGTCAACCACAAAAACCTCGTCGGCGAGGTCGATCTTTCGCAGGTGCAGCTCGTCCATCGCCGCCGCGACACCCTCGTGTTCCGCCAGGTGATCCGCCGGACAGTCCGGGTACCAGTGCGGCAGCAGGTGTAGGCTCATCGCGATCGCCCGCTCGTCTCTTTCGATCAACCAGGCAGAGACCGCCATTTCCTGCACAAAACGACTCGATCCGCAAAGGACCACAATTTTCGGTTTGCTCACTTGTTGCCCCCTTCTCTTATCTGTTGCGGGGTGTGTACGGTCGACAGCTGCTTGTCTGCCCTCACCGTAAACCGCCGCGCTTCACTTTCCGCGGCGACCAGGGCTTGCCGGTCACTGGCGACCAACGGACCGCCCTGCGGTCCCATTCACGTTCGGCACGTTCCCCGAACGCCTGCGCCTCGTCGTGCTCGCCCTGCTGGCACAAACGACTCTGCACCGCTTCGACCTCCTGGTCCCAGCTGGCGCGATCGACCCAGCGACCCGACCCCCGCAGCGGCCACTCTGCCCGCTTTTCATATCCGCTCGACCTGGTTGCCGTCGCGGTCTCTTGTCCGAATAAATCCGCCATAACACCCTCCCCGCGCTGCTTTCAAACGGTCGACGGACCGTTGCTTTCCCGGGTGCCCGGGACCTGCTGACAGGGTTGTCGCCCCTGCGATCTACTGGAAAACAGTCAAACTTTTCTGAACCGCCCCCCTTGTTTTCCATGCGTCTCAGATACTCAAAGGGGTACCCCCGCCCCAGCCGTTCCGCTGTCAGATCCGCCCGTCCGACCCACCTCGACCGTCCAGGCTGTCGATCCCGCGGTTTTCAGTTCCGTTTTTCCCCCGATCGACACCCCCGAAACCCCCGCCAAACCGTGCACCTCCTGCGTCCAGTTCCGTTTTTGTGCACGGAAAACCGAACTGGCGTGCACACCTTGCGTCGTTGCTTTCGCTCGTTCCAACACCCCCGCGGCATCCATCCCGTCTCCCCTGACCTTCCGCGGGAATAATCCGACGTTTCGCTTGTCAAACAGGCACGAGAACTAATGTTTTTAAGCCTGTGCTGCGGGAAACGGCAGGGGCAGCTGTAGCCAGCCCTGGTCCCGCGCGTCGATTTTCGCCTTTGACAACGGCGAGCGCTTCGTTGCTTCCCCTGCTGTGATCAGTCCAGCGTCCCGGATATACGGCTCCATCGCCTCGAGGCTGGACCAGCCCCCGTACTGCCGAACCGTTTCCGCCGGCACACCTGCGGCGATATAATTGGACGCGAAGAAACGCCGCAGCGAGTGGGGGCTGATTGCTGCCGGCACACCTGTCGCCGCGGTCGCGGCTTTGATCACCCGGTCGACCCGACCCGGCGCCATCCGTTTCAATAGCCCGAAACGCTGCACCAGCTGCTCACGGGTCGGCGCAGCCCCTCGCGCCAGCTTCCCGATCGGCGGAAAGAGTGGATCCCGGTCCTGCAGGCGCAGCTGCCCGCGGGCGTACAGGACCCAGCGGTGCAGGTAGTTCGCGGCGAGGCTGCCCGTTTTGACGCCGTCCCGCTCTTCGATCTGCCCCAGCGGCACCTCGCGAAAGTCCGCGCTCTTGATCGCCGGCACGTACACCAGGAAGTGATCCTCACCGGGTCGCTCCTGGACGTCCTGCATCCTCAGCGCCACCAGCTCGGAGCGACGCAGGCCACACTCAGCGAGCACGACCAGCATCGCAGCGTTTCGGATCCCGTGCGGTGCACCTTTCTTGTACCAGAACTGGATCAGATCCTCGACCTCGCGCGTCGTCGGTCGATAGGGGGGATTTTCACGGCGGCGCTTTACCTTCCAGCGCCGCACCGGGTTAAAATCGAAGTGGCCGGACTTCTCGCACCAGGTGAAAAACGACCTCACGGCGACGCTGTGACGGTACACCGTCGAGGATTTATAGCTGTGCGACTGGTACCAGGACCCGATCAGGGACAGGGTGAGATTTTCCCGCAGATCCCCACGGTCCTCGAGCGCCAGTCCGACCTCCCCGACACCCTGCAGCAGCTGGACGACCGATGCGCGGTACGTCCGCACCGTGCTCGGTTCGTTCCGCTGCTCGTGCGTCAGGTAGTTGCACCAGCCCTCGACGATCAGCTCGAGATATGTGGGAAGGTCCGCTCTCACGCCGCTGTCTCCAGCGCGCCACGGTCCCAGGTTGCCAGGGTCTCCTGCAGCTCCGCGGGCAGCTGTTCGACGTCGAGCCAAACCAGGTACGACGTGTGCTTGTCCCCGGCGGCATCGCGCCAGGTGAGCGTCCGGCTGCCCCAGGGCAGGCGATACTGCCCTTTTTGGTTCCGCTGTTCACGGACCCGGCTATCGACTGCACGGTCCTCGAGGCCACCCTTGAGCCCCCGCTTCGGCACGCATCCCGGCGGCGCAAAAACCGGTCCGTCCGGACCGACCCCCACCTGGAAACGCCGGCCCGCTTTGCCGCGACGGTGCCACCTGAACCCCTCGACCAGCACGCGCCCGTTTTCTGTGTCACGGTTTGGGAGTTGTGGATCCGTGCACTCTGGCTCACGCATCACGACTCCGTCGTCCAGTTTTTCGACCATTTTCAGCCCCCTTGTATTGCGTCGAGTTCCGCGACCACTGTCACCGCCAGCTTGAGGACGTGATCCATCCGGTCCCGCAGCGCAGCCCGTGCCGATGGACTCAGCGCGTTCAGGCTGCCCTTTTCGGATGCCTGACGGAACACGCCGGCGGACGCTTCGCAGATCTCGACACACTCGTCGAGCTTGCCGTCCAGCTCGCCCGACTCCGGACGCGGCTGTGCCGGCAGATACCCCGCCAATGCGGGGAGGTACTCAGTCACCATTGGAAACCCGAGCAGCGCATCGAACGCCAGGAACCGCAGCAACGGTATATCGCTCGCCCCGGCCCGCGCTTCCCCGCCCTCGCTGTACGCATAGAGCATTGCCTTCGGGATCCCCGTCTCCAGCGCCAGCGCGTCCAGGCTGCCGATCTCTTTCTGTGCCAGCTGCAGGTGCCGCGCGAAATGCTCCCACGGCCACCCCTCAGAGTCGAACGACCTGCGCAGGGCAGCAGGGAAACCATAATTCTCAGGAAATACGTGCCGTGCCATCTCTCTCCCCTCTAGGCTGCTTTCGCCTCGCTCACACCGAGGCGCTTGTTGCTCATTGCGACCCACTCCTCGCACAGATCCACCCCGCAGAAACGTCGTTTCTTTTTCTGCGCTGCCTTGAGCGTCGATCCACCCCCGCAAAACGGGTCCAGCACCAGGTCGCCCTGGTCGCTGTAGCGGTCGATCAGTTCCTCGAGTAGCGGGACAGGTTTGGGGGTAGGGTGATCGCCAGCGCGACGGGTGCCGCGGTCAAACTCGAGCACGTTTGCCACGTTCTGCCCGCGGTTCCAGACGTACTCGCCCGGCGCATTGACAGCGACCAGGATTTGATCGACCGCGTTCCGCGGTCCTTTTTTGCGTCCCATCCCGAGACGGTTTTTCCCGGGTGCGTGCTTCCACCAGGCATACGAGTGCTCGACAAAGAAACCTGCCTCGCGCAGGTAGCGGCAGACGTGCCCGACGATCTCGGACCGCTCACCGTCCCCGAACGCCTGGAACAGGATCACCGCGCCGTCGGGCTTTACCACCCGTTTGAACTCCGGCGCCAGCGCCGGCATGAGGACGTGAACGTCTGCCTTGCCGTCGTTGTCGATCGCGCCGGTGACCTGCGCCCCGCGGTGCGACTGGTACTCGACGAAATACGGCGGGTCGCAGAGGATCAGGTCGACCGACAGATCCGGAAACTCGGGCAGGATCTGCACCGCGTCCCCGACCGTCGCTCGTCCCTCCGGGATCGGCAGCGGCAGGTGTTCGCCGATCGTGCGCTGGCGCCGCGGCTCCCGTTTCATCCGACGACCTCGTCGGTCGATTTTAGCCAGGCGCTGCGAGGGTGCACTTGGAGGTGCAGGTGTGTACCCTGTCCGACGTTGTGGACAAGCGCACACTGTTTCTCTGGACGTTCCGGGTCGTACACAAACAGCACATTGATTTTGTGAGCCAGCCCTTCCGGCAGTCCCGCCGGCCAGTCCCGTGTCCGTATATCCGCCCCTCGGCCGTATGCGTGAACGCTGGAAGGGTTGTCGGTCCGAATCAGGCTTGTCACGACAGCCTCGCGCTCCTCGGTGCGCCGCAGGTCCAGGTCAACAAACTCGACCAGGTCGCGCAAACGGGGGTCGAGGTCCGCCTCGCTCCATTGCCGCCGCAGGTCCTCGGTTTTGAATTGCATCTCGTTCCTCGCAGATTGTCCGGTTCGGGACGGTCCGACCTGCACGATCAGGACCGCCCCTCCCCGGTACGTCGTCCGATGCCGACGTTTGTGGCGGGGGTGGGACTCGAACCCACGACCTCCGGCGTATGAGACCGGCGAGCTACCACTGCTCTACCCCACTCTTGCTGCCCGGTGGCAAGCCCGGGCAGCGGTTCACGTAACAGAAACCACGCTTGTTTTTGCCGACGTCAGGGTCCGACCTGGTGGACGGCCCCCTCGTCGCTCAATTCAGCAGCTCGGTTTGACCACCCCCTCTCGGTTCGTTTCGTCCTGGTTCGCCCCCGCGGTCGCCACCTTTTCGCACGACACGGAGGTACTTGTTCGGCGTAATCGACTCCCCGCCTGTTTCCCACCTCACCTCACAGGCGCCACTATCAAGCGCCTGCAGGACACGGCCCCGGATAGAGCGCGACAACTTTCGCCCCGGCACTCCGGACACCCTCTCGACCAGGTCGTTTTTTTCTGGTTGGTCCACCCTTTCCCCCGCGTGTTTTGAGATCAGCCCGACGCAGTTCCGCCTCCCACAGCAGCCCGTGACCTTGAGCCCCTTGTACCACCCGGACCGCCTCGATCCGCACAAGCAGCTCCTGCTCGTCCGTGGACCAGGTCAACGTCTCGCCCGGCTGCCCGAGCTGGGACGGGTTCAGGAACCGCTGCAGCTGGTTTTGACGTGCTGCGGACGCTTCCGCCTGGTTGTCGAACTCGTGCGCCTGGTGGGTCGCATACACCTCGATCGACACCCCCACCCCTGGCTCGTCCACCTGCCGCGCCGTGTCCCACAAAGGCGACCAGCCCACCAGGTCCCGACGTTTCAGCTCGTCCCACAGGACGCGCGCCGGGACCGTCACACGCTTGCCGGCGAGCAACGGTTTGTCGAGACGGGGATCAGGACTCACGAAGCCCCCCGTGAGCGCCATAATTGAACAGCAACCCCAGCGCGACCAGCGCCAGGTACGCGACCACCCATCCCATCAGGACCTCCGCACGTACAAGTCTCGGTGTTCCTCGAGACGTTTGCCCGATCGACGCCAGGCCACCACCAGCCCGACCAGAAACAACCCGATCGACACCCCGAAAACGATCCGAACAGCAGCGCTCACGATCGGCTCCCATTCCATGAGACCCTCCCTGCACCGGTCGACCGAACTCCCCGCAAAAAAACAGCAGCCCCCCGCCCCGCCTTGCGTACGCCAGAGGCGCAGCTTTTTGGGTTCGGGGGGCCAGCGGGGGATTGAGTCGAAATCCGGCACACTTTAGACTCGCGCAGCGAGCAAGCGGTCGTTATCTTTTGGAGTAAAGACAGACCCAGGGCGCGAAAGCGCCCCGAGTCCGACTCAGCAGGGGAGCCTGAATACGTGGGCAGGGGATTGCCCGGAATACGGTGCAGCGCTGCGCCGAAAGAGTGAAAACGAGACATACAGCCCCCGCTGCTGGTGAAAGGACACCGCAGGGTGTCCAGTTAGACATAAACCTAACACCTCGGGGTGTCTATGTCAACCCCTCTTGAGAGTAAAGAGTCGATGCCCCACCTCCTGCGCCTGGTCGAGGAGGTCCTCGGCGTGCGCCCGGTCGAAATACAGAACGCCCTCCAAGTCTCTGAAAAGGCGACGTTTTTCAAGTGGAAAAGCGGACGGTCGGGGATGGGTCGCGAGTACTATAAACGGCTCCTCTCCTGGCTCGAGCTGGAGTACGGTCTCACCGAGGTCGACCTGCAGGCGGACGACGTCGAGCGACGCTTCCAGGATGCCAAAGCGGCGCACACCGTCGAAGCGCTGCGACGGGCACGGGAACGGCTGCCGGGACGCCACCAGGCTGAGGCCGAGATGCAGGACCGTCTCGACCACCAGGTCCGCGTCCGCCACTTTATCCCGACCGGGCAGCCCGATCAGCCCTATTTAGTCGCCGAACCGACCGAACCCCTCGACCTGGACGCCACCCCCGCGCAGCTGTCCCCCGGGGATCTGCGTCACCTGTACGGCGCACCCCTGCCGCTGCCGGCGATCGAATCGCCCCGCCTGGCGAGGTTCCTGCTGGACGATAAAACGGCACGGATGATCGGGCTGCAGTGGATCGAGGCGGGGTTGTTGGCGAGGTTGAGCCTGCCGGACTACCTTGCGACGTACGAGCTGCTGCAGCGGATCGTCCAGCGTTTTCGTGAGGCACGGGTGGACGGTGAGGTACTGGACGCCGAGCTGCTGGAAAAATGGAATCAGGAGGCGGGATAATGTGGGAGACGGTCGTTTCGCTGCTGGTACTTGCCGCGATCCCCGCGGTGATCGCAAGCTCGAAAGGGTACTCCGGGCTCGGATTCTATCTGTACGGCTTGCTGCTGCTGCCGGTCGCCATCGTGCACGCCATCGTGCTGCAGAGACGGCCCCCCGATGCCGTCGGGACCGTCACCCTTTCCACGGGCGAAACATACCGCCCCCCTGGCGAGACCGCGGCGCCGCCCCATCCCGACCGCAAACCCTGCCCCGACTGCGGCGAGTCGATCGCCTGGTCCGCCCGCGTCTGCCGTTTCTGCGGGTACCGCCTGGCACCCCCACCCGGACAAGAGGTAACAGCCCCGACGGATCCCCCGCCGGAGCCTGTCGATAAAATCAGCCCGAGGACCTGAACAGCTACCCGGTCAACGAGTACCGCGACAAGTCCCCGCCGTTCTTTCCGAGCTTGATCGTCAGCTCCACCCCGTCCGGCACCAGCGCCTGCTGCGTCAGCTGCTGCGCGGCGTCCAGCTGTTCGCGTGCACGGTCCAGCTCCTGCTGGATCTCGTCCGCGACAGGCCCACCGAGACGGTCCAGAAGGTCGGCTGCTCGTGTCATATGAAACTGTGCGCGGGTTAAATGTGGGGGGATCAGCAGGAAAGACATTGATACCTCTCGGCGTTATTCAGCGGGGGGCAGCTCCACTAATATCGCTATATATCGCCATTTGTTCCAGACGTGCCTCTCATTTCACGAAATACCCCGCTCACCTCACCCCGTCCAGTGCTCGCAGCGCTTCCCGCTGCTGTTCCGGTGTCACTTTCACGTATGCCTGCATCGTCGTCCGCAGGCTCGCGTGCCCCAGGATCCGCTGCGCGGCGACTGGATTGCCCGCCGTCTCACGTTCCGGGTCCGGGTTTGCCAGCCTCGTCCCGAGCCAGTGCCGCCCCTTGTGCGCCGTGAACCAGGACGGCAGATCCAGCTGTTTCCGCAGCGCTTTCGCCATCTTCCCCACCTGGTCGACCGTCAGCCCTCGCGGTTCCCCCCAGCGGCCACGCTCACGGCTCACAAACAGGGGCGGATCGACCCACCCCGTCCCGCTGCACACCCCGCAGCCCGGCAGGTCCTCGCCGGCATCATAACACGCCGGGCAGACAAACGGCTGCGTCGGTTCCTGGTCGATCATACGCCCTGGGTGCCGGCGCTTTCCCGCCTTGTTCGCTTTCCGCTTCCAGCCCTGGTACCGCTGGAGCTGCTTACGCACCTCGGCCGGCAGCGCGATCGACCGCGCTGTTTTCGTTTTCGTGATCTCGGCACGGATCCTCAGCACGTCACGGACCTGCCCCTCGTCGTCGAACACGTCCCCGACCGTCAGCTGGACCGCCTCCCCTGGACGTAAACCCAAACGGAAAAACAGGAACCAGAGGGTGTAATCACGCTTTGACTCCTTTGCCCCCAGCACACGCAGCACACTCTGCACCATCCCGCGGGAAACAAACTCCCACTCCGGGATCTGCCAGCTGTACTCCCCGACCGTTCCTTTCGGCGGCATCAGTTGCCTCCCGGTCGCTCGACCGTCGTGATCCTGCCTGCCAGCTCCTGCGCCATTTCAAGCGCCGAGTCCGCGGCTTGTTCAAACGCTTCGCCGTTCGAGATATACCCCCCCGCGATCGGTCCTGCCATAATCGCGACGAGCAGCTGCTGAAACTGTGTTGAGGTGAGGCTCATATCTTGACTCCCTTCCGCTTTTTCCACTCCCAAAACTCGGCGCACCCCTGCGACTCCAGGCGACGCACCAGGTACGCGATCTGCTGATACGCCTGCTGACGGTAGACCAGCAACGGCCACTCGTACCAGAACTCGCGCGGCGCCTGTTGAATCTCGACGGGTAACGTCTGCAGCTTGGCGATCAGGTCCGCCTGCCAGGTTGTGTACCCGTCCCCCCGCCCGGCGATAAAACTCTGCGCAGCGATCTCGCCCCTGGTCAATGCCAGAAACCTCGCCACGATGTTTTTTGCAGCGCGTTCGAGCGCGTCGTCGTCCCCCTCCTCTTCGGATGAGGATGAGTCTACCCTCTCTCTTTCGCTGTTTGAATAACTCTTTTTATCAGAGCGACCCCCACCTGCAGAGGCCACGTCCCCGCTCCCCGCGGGCACACCGTCGCCGTCTCCTGCGGGGGGCACGTCCACCCTGGCGGGATCCCCCTGTCCACCAGACGGGGACCCCTGCACCCTGTCAGGGGGTAGCCCCTCACCAGTAGGGGACACCTGTCCACCAGCGGGGGGTCCCTGCTCACCGTACGGGGTCGCCTGCACCCCCACAGGGGACACCCTGCCCCCGTAGGGGTCACCCTGAACAAATGCGCAGAGGTCCGAAAAGCGCCGCGTGAGACGGATCCGCGTCCCGGTTGGTATGTTCCGATTGTATGGCGCACGCAACGTCTCGCAGGTGATCAAACGCCGAGACCGTTCCAGCTCCCGCAGCTTCTCGCCGATTTTCTGGCGACGGCTGTCGATCGCGTCCGCCAGCGTCTGCTGCGACGTGTCCAGGTAACCGGTCCCGAGGCGACGAATCTCCCCGTATACGTGCAGCATGAGGTCGACCGCGAGACGGCTGCGACCGAGTTCCATCCTCAGCGCCGCGCGCACGTTGTCCGGGTGCAGGTGATAACGGCCCGACTCGGGCGGCACCCCATCAATCGCCTCGGGCTGGGGAGTAGGGGGGAGGCTCGTTTCCGTGACCGGCTGCTCGCTCCGCGGGTCCGGCTTTGGCTTGGCCGGCCGTTTCCGCTTCGGCTTTCGCTTCGGATCCGCAGGGAGTGGGGGGGAGGCGTCCTCGGTCGCCTCGACAGCTTCCGGCGGGTCCCCCTGGTGCGCAGGCAGCTCGACAGCTTCCGGCACTGGACGACGATGCAGCAGTCTCCCCGCCGCTTCCGCTGCCAGCTGGGACTCGTCCCGACGTCCCCCCTCTTCGAGTAGGCGTTTGAACTTGTTCGAGGCCATCAGTTACCCCTCGCGCCGCCGTCCAAACCGATCTCACGCGCGATCAGCTGCGTGAGCTGCGACAGGGCACGCCCTGGCGCGCTGCGGTGATCGTACGCCGCGATCGGCTCCTTTAGTTTGTTCGCCTGCTGCACGACCGTCGAGTCCGGAATTGCCGGCTCGAGGATCGGGATGCCGGTCTCTTCGCTGTAGCGTTCCAGGTCCGCACGGACCGCGCGAGTGATCAGCAAACGGTGATCGTGCATATTCTGAATGAAGCCGAGCGGCTTGAGACGGCCCCCCGTCTCTTTCACGACCTCCCCGATCAGTGCCAGCGGGTGCATCAGGTTATCGACGCTGAAATCGTCGCTCATTTGAATAGGGAGGAGGACGTAATCGCTCGCCATCAGCGAGTTTGCCGTCAGGTTGTTTAGCGCCGGAGGCGTATCGACCAGGACGACGTCGTACCACTCCAGCACCTCCCGCGACCGCTTGAGCAGCTTGTCCAGCGTCCGCTGCGGGTCGAGGCGAGTGTGTCGCCAGGTAAGCACCGCCGAGTCGACGTCGTTCACGTTCCACTCGCTCGGCACGATCCCCAAACGAGGAAACGGTCCCGACCCCTCCTCGCGGAACTTGGTCGGCTGAATAAAGTCCCGCAGGTCCGAGTCCGGCAGCTCGTACGCTTTCGCCAGCGTCGCCTCCGCGGTCCGTTCCGCCGCGGCGAGCTTTGTCAGCTGGTACTGTCCATCTGTGTCCAGCAGCAGGACACGGTGCGACCGGCTGAGGTTGTAACCGAGATTAAACGTGATCGTGCTTTTCCCGACCCCGCCTTTCTGCATCACAACAGATACCACTTTTGCAGGCATTGCCCCTCCTGGTGTGTTCTGAGGCAAAAGTTAGGTGCGTTCTGAACAAGAAACAAGAGGAGGCCCGTCTCTCGAGCCAAAAGCTCGCGAGGCGGCTGTTGTCGCTGGGGGTTGCGCCTGTTCAAGTCGTGCGGCCGAACACGTATCACCTCGAAGCCCTGCCAGGATAACAGGGGGGAAGGTGCACTCACAAACAAGCCCGACAGGGTTTCAGGTGCACCCTCCGGGCTCAATTATACATAATCTTTATTATCAGCGCCGGCTGCAGGCTATGCTGCGGACGGCTGGGGTGGCTTCATTGTTTCATACCTGGTCGCCGCGGCGATCTCGTCCACCCGATCCCGCGCCTGGTAGGTTTTGCCCTCGAACACGCACCGCCCGCCATAGATTTGCACGACATGGACGTCGTACAGCCCGTTTCCGGGCTCATAATCGACGACCGCGACTCCGTGCGTGTGCCCAATGATCCTCGAGTGACGCGCCGTCTCCAGCAATCGCTTGACCGTCCCGACCGCCCCGCCGGTGTAGACGTCTCCGTGCTCACACGCGAGGTTGTCATTCAACCAGACCACCCCGTCCGGATAGGGTCCGTGATACTCGACTCCCAGCTGGTCCAGCCCCAGCAGGTACGGGATCGACAGCACCGGCGGCCCTTCGATCCGCTGCGTGCCGGGACGCAGGCCGTATGCTTCCGGCAGGTGTTTCATCACGGCATTGAGCAGCCTGGCGTCGTGATTGCCCTCGATCCGGTCGATTTGTGCGCCAGGGACAGCGCGACGGGTTTCAGCGAGCCACCAGGTCTCCTCGTCGATCGCCGGCTGGGTCGTCAACACAAACTCCGGCGACCGCAGGAACTTGTCCGACCAGGGCGCCAGGTCCTGCCCGTCCCCGAGCCAGACCACCCGGTCGGGTCGCAGCTCCTCGACCAGCTGCAGCGCCAGGTCCAAAGCCTGACGATCGTGGAACGGGTCCAGGTAGCTCGTCCGCATATCGCGACGGAACCCAAACTGAGGGTCGGGAATAATCACCGCGCGTTGCACGCCCGATCGGGACGGCTGCACCTTGCGCCGCGGTCCCAGCGTCACCTGCGCGGCACGGACCGGCGGGATCTGCGTCACCAATGGCACAGCACGCTTGAGCCACGCTTTTACCTGGATCAGCTGCTGAGTTTTGATCTCCCCGGAGGGAGTTTTAATCCCGACCGGCCACTTGTTGACGACGTGTCGCTCGACCTGCCAGACGTCGAGGTCGACCTGGCAATGCCGCAGCAGCTCGTCCAGCGTGTGTATCTCGCCGAAACTGCGCGCCTCCGCGGTCGCGTCGTTCCCCTCCTCACGGAACTCCTTGCCCGGCTTGCGATCGCTCGGCGGGTCGATCGGTTTTGCCTCGTCCAGGTTTGCCTGGTCCGCACGGAACTCGTACCCGCCACCCTTCCCGAAATAGGGTAGCTCGACCCCCTCGCGCCGGAGGTTCCCGGCGCGGTTCCGTGCCGCCTTGTACGTGATTTTCAGACGTCTCGCGACCTCATGGATCCGGTGAGGGTGTTTCTCCTGGTGCACCGCGTTCCACACGGCCACAAACGTCTCCCGCGTCACCTCCGGCGCGCTCACAGCGCCACCTGCGCCGTCGCGGTCCCCTTTGCGAAAGCCTGCGCCATCTCCGCGTCTCCTTGTCTGTTCGCCGCCTTGCGCCTATGAGTCCGTTTCAATCCGGGACCGTTCCCGGAAATAGACCCCGTCAAACGCGAACACCACCTCGAGCACTTTTCCGTTTGTCACGCTTGTTGGTGCCCCTGCAGCCCCCCACTTGATCGCAGCAGACGCGGACCAGGACCCGGTGATCGACCTGCCCGCACCGTTCGAGTCGAGATGTAAAACAAATGCTGTGTTTGTTTTGAAACGAGGTTCGAGCAGGGTAATGTCCGTTAGGTCGCCGGTCAGGTCGCAGATCCAATACCCTCGCGTGTCAAATGGTACGTCGATGTTGCTCGCGTTGTAGGTGATTTTCCCCTGGTTTATATAGGCTGTGCTGCGCCCGATCTCATTCCACTCGTCCCCCTGGTCGGTCACTTTCAGGTGAGCCACAGCGCCACGGCCATAGATGAAACCATCCTGCAGGCCGAGTGCAGCATAGTCTCCGGACAGGCCCGATTTGTCGGTACAGCGGACAAAAATCTCCTGCCCGCGCAGCCCCCCCGTAATCGAGGTGATATAGACCGCGGCGGTTTGACGTGCTGTCACCGTCGCCACGTTTGAGCTGCCGCCGTCGATGTTCAGGTTTTCCCCGACCGAGAAGGTCCCCACCACGTCGATCAGCCATAAATCACCCGCACCATCCCCACCAGCCCAGGATCCCGTGAAGTTGTTCCGGTTGACCACGATCCCGGTCGCCCCACTGGTGGCACCGACGACGACGCTGTAGTCGTTCGGCTTTTCCGAGCCACTGTTAAACGTCACCTTTTGAGTGAGCTGGTAGTATTTCTGCCTGCGGTTGACCGTGAACGAGGTTGCGTCCGGGTCGATGTACTGCCAATAGGCTGTGTTTCCGGGGTACTGCCCGCCCCAGTTATTGTCGTCCGGGTCGATATAGATGTTTTTGCTCAACTCCCAATCGACCGAAAACGCCTCCCCTGCGCTGTTGCTGCCGAAGTTGCACCCGCTGACGTTTAGCCCGTCCACCCTCCGGACCGACAGGGCTCGCAGCGCGTTCCCGGTAAACTGGACCCCCACAAAGGATATATCCTCCGGCGTGAGGTAGGTTTTGCCGCTTTCGCTGCCGAGATGCCCGATATTGACCCCATTCGAGGGGTCGCTGTCGCCAAACGTGCCCCCCAGCACGCGGATCCGCTTGGGAGGCTCAACCCCGTCCGAGTTGTCCTCGGAGGTGTCGTCCAGGCCATAGATATACATTCCCGTATTGCAACCATACGCCCCGGAATCGACCAGCTGCACGTCCTCGCACAGCGCATGATTGCCCGCGCCGAGCAAGTTGTCGCTTTTCAGTGCCCAACCATCCTGCGAGGCATCGTATGCCCAGCAGTCGATATACCTCATTTTCTCCGCTTTGCAGATAAACCCATGCTTTCCGCCATAGCTCCGGCAACGGGTCAGCGTGCCCTTCTCCGTCGTCCCGCCATACGATTCGATCAGGAAACCGTGATTGTTTGCGATCGTATTCACGTCTGTGATTTTGAAATCACTACTGTCGCCACGCACCGAAAGGCAGTCGGCATCGGTCGCTGTATTGAACAATCCAAACCCGGTCAGCTCGAACCCGACGCAGCTTGCGAAGTAGAGCTTCCCCTTGATCACCGACCCGGAGAGGTAGGCGCTGCCGTCGCTGACCGACCCCTCGCCCCGGATTTTCAAATAATCGACCGCGTTGTGAGTGCCACCCAGGTAGGACCGGGCTTGCAGTTGGATCCGGGGACAGGCGGCGATTGCAGCGTCGATCGCGTCCGAGTCGTCCGTCGTGCCGTTCCCCGCCGCACCAAACCACTCCAGGAAAACCCACTGTCCCGTATCAGCAAGAGTCAGGTTCAGGTCGCTGCCAAAAATATGGTGGGGGCTGGCGACCACTCTCCCGCCTATTGTCAGGTCTACCGACCCCAGCAGGCGACCGATCTCGGAAAATCTGACTGTAATCGCGCTGGGAACACTGAGGTTGCTCGTCAGGGTCACGTCTCCAGCAATCACCACCTCGCCGTCGATCCCGGAAAGCGCCGCGAGTGCCGTTGTCAGTTCCGCTTCCGAGGTGACATAGTAAAAAGGCTGACGGTTGAGCAGCTGCAGGATGGACGCTGAGGCGCTGTCGAAATCGCTTAATTCCCCCGCGATTTGGTCCGCCGGGATGGGAGTGCTGGACCCCTCTCGGTTCGTCGTCGTGCCGCCAGGCGTCAACAGCAGCGCCGTCGCCGGCGTCACGTCCGCCCCCTCCTCGATCCCGTCGAGCTTGGTTGCCCTGGTCGCGTCGAGCGTGCTGAGGTCGTCCCCCGTGTCGATCAGGTCCTCGGATCCCGTCGCCGGATCCTTTCCCCGGCTGAGACGGTCCAATGGGTCGAACGTGCTGCCGTTCGGCAGCATCACCTTGTCGTCCTCGCCAATTAGTAGGACCGTCTCGGGGGTCACGTCCGCGCCCTCTTCGACCCCGTCGAGCTTGGTTGCCCGGGTCGCGTCGAGCGCGCTGAGGTCGTCGCCGGTGTCGATCAGGTCCTCGGATCCTGTCGCCGGATCCTTCCCCTGGCGCAGACGGTCCAGCGGGTCATAGGTCACCCCGTCGCCGGTTTTCACCGTGCCAGAGTCGATCAGCAGCAGCTCGTCGCCGACCTCGAACTCTCCCAGCTCCAGCAGGGGCACCTCGACCGCATCGCTTACACCGTACGCCATCAGGACTCTCCCGCCTCAATGTTTGCCGCCAGCCCGGCCGTGATCGCCGAGACCCAATACCTGCGCTTCACCCCCCTCGCCTGCGCCGCGTACAGCTCGACCTGGTCGCCATCGACCGACCCCACAGTCTCCCAGCTGCCCCCCGTTGCATCACCCCCCGGAAACAGGTCCGGCGGATCGCTTTCGTCGTCGGATGGGACCCAGCGCTTGACCGTATAGGTCGAAACATTGCGCCCCTGTGCCTGCGTGATCGTCGCCGCGTTGCCGTCCTCGTCGATCGTTGTCAACGGGAACACCGCCGCCGAAACCGTCCGCAGAGGCGTCCAGGTCACACGCACCCGCCCGTCGTCGGTCACCTCGACCGCCACGATCGGCACACCCGTCGCCGCCGGCAGGTCCGGGTTATCCGTCAGCTCCGGGATCTCCAGCGTCCCCGAGTACTCGTCCTCCCACTCGTTCAACCCCGACAAAACGAGCTTCGCCTCGCCGAGATAAGGGTAATACCGCACCTCGATCGGCATGAGACGCGCGGACGCTGCCCCGCGCATCTCGACCGCCTCAAACAGGTCGTACAGGTGCGCCGAGCTGTCTTTAATCTCGATCTCGACCCGTTCCATCCCCCCGGGGATCTGCCCCGATCCGTACCAGGGCCCCAGGTCGTACCCGTCCGGCAATCCCGCCTCGCCCGGATCCGTCTCCCCGATCGCAGGGCGCCCGAGGTGACGCTGCCAGGCGTACGCCATCGCCTCCGCCAGTTCCGTCCGCGGGTACCAGAAACGGTCCGTCTGTGAACTCACGCGGAAACGGTACCAGAAACAGACATATTTGAGCAGCGGGTTATCCAGCTCCAGCACCGAGTCGGACGGTCCACCCAGGAACCCCCGCTCCGCTTTCGTCAGCGTCGGGGTCGTCGGTTCAACGTCCTCGTTGAGCTTGCTGAACGGGTACCCCGCGCCAGAGGACAGCACGCGAAAGCCCTGGTAATACGGCAGCCCGCCGGTACGGTACGCCTTCGCCGGCTTCACCAGCACGCGACGCTCTGAGAATGGGGTGGGGTAGGGTCCAGCGGACGGCCAAAAGCCCCCCTCCGGATGCAGGGGAGCGCTCAACGACTGGCGAGGAAGCTGCTGACGGGCGAGCACCTCGCCGACCGCCTGCCAGGTTCCCTCGCTGTTTTTGTTGTACGTGATCCGGACGACTGCCCCGAACAGCTGCAGCACCAGCCCGAGCACGTCGAACGCCGTCCGCCCGTAAAAAGGTTGGTCCGCCTGCTCGACATACTGCTCGCTGTCGAACGAGTCTGTATAGGTTTGAGCCCACCCGCGCACGATCCACAGCTCGCTCGCGGGGATCGGATCCGTCCGCAGCGTCGCCGTCTCCGGCGCCGGCAGCTCCAGCCCGGCCCAATTAAACGAGGTCTCGACCACCCCCACACGCGCCAGCCCCTGCGAGATCAAGTCCTCAATCCGGATCATATAGAGGTTGGACGGCAGAAAATCGCCGACCTGTTCCAGCGGCCAGACGTCCTCATTGTCCGCTTGCAAGCGCTTCAAACGCCCCAGCGGATCGTCCGCCACCAGCCCCGTCGTCCCCGTCTCGTTTTCATGCCAGCACTCCTCCGGCACGATCGGCCACTTGAGCGCCAGGCACGTCTCCTCGCCATCAAACAGCGAAATAAACCCGCCGAGACCGACAAAGTTCTCGAACGCCGTTTTGTTCGGGTCGTGCACCTGCAGCGTGAGCTGGTCCCGGGTGATAAACCCCATCCCGTTCGCGTCGTACCGTTTATCAATACAACACTCCTCGACGTCCAGCAGCGCCAGGTCGAACGCGGTCCCGTCGTAGTATTGAATCGTCCCGCGGATCATATCAGGACCTCCGCGCCAGGCGTGCCTCTTCCCGCTTGATTACGTCGGTATAAAAACGCTGAGACTCGAGTGTCCCACGGATCCCGACGTTGACCACCACCTGAGGCTCCAGCGGCGCCGGCAGCGCATATCGCTGAAACAACCCCTCCAGCGTCGGCAGCGGCGTGATCAGCTCCGGCACACCGCCCTCGCCGACATTCACCAGCTGCCCCCCCGGGGTGGCCGGGATAAACGCTCCCGCGGCGGCACCTGGCACCGCCTGTCCGCCAAACGCCCCGAACAGCTTCCCCAGCGTCGGCAGCCCCGCACCGGGCACCAGCGCGTTTATCAGCGCGTTTAATACCCCCAGCTGCAGCACCGTCGTCGCGATTTGCGACAACAAGGTCCGGAAAAAACGCTTCGCGCTGAGTTCCCCATCCAGGAACCCGCGGACAATCTCGTCCAGGGCGCTGCCGAACACACGCTCCAGCGTCTGCGCTGCGAAACGTGCCTGCTCGGCTTGCTGCTGCCCGAGTTCGCGATTGTACTCCGCGATCCGGTCCTGGATCGCTTCCACGTCGTCCGCCAGCAGCTTCTCGCCCGCCAGTGCCGTCTGTAGGAACGCGGACGCTTGCGTCAGGCGCTCCTGGTACGTTCCCTCTTCCGCGGACAGGATCTCCTCGGCATCGGCGAGGATCTGGTTCCGGCGCTGGGTCGAGGCACGGTCCGCCTCGCGCGCTGCACGGCTGTTGTAGTCCGCCTGCGCCTCGAGCAGCGTCACATACCCCTCCTCGCCGACCGACAGCAGCTGCAGCTCCCACCTCTTCAACAGCGCCAGCAGGTCCGGCAGACCCTTTTTTCCCACTTCGATCGTGGCGTTTACGCGCCGCAGATCCGCCTCGAACAGCTGCAGCGTTTGGTCGTCGGCGTTTTCCTCGAGTCCCAGGCTGGGGAGCTTCGCCTGCGGTCCACCAGACGACCTCGCCAGCTCGGCCAAACGTGCCGACTCGATCTCACGCGCCAGGGACGGATCTATGCCGGGGGAGTTAGGCAACAGGATGCCGAGTTTGTCGTTTTGGGCTTTTTCGATCCCTTCGAGGATAGACAGTAACTCTCGGAGCCTGTCTACCTGGTTCGCGTATGCACGTGCGTTGTCGGCAGTCGCGTTGGCCGTTCGATATTGGATCGCAAGGCGTACCCGCTCTGCGTCGCCGAGCTTTGCCAGTGTTTTCAGCTCCTGCTCGAAAGCGGTCGTCCTCGTGGCCGGTGCCTGTTTTTGCGCGGCGCCTCCAAACCGCGACAGCTGCTCGCCGCGCGGTGTGATAAACTCTTGCAGCTTGGCGCGTAATCGACGCTCCTCGTCCGCAGCGTTTAGCCTCTCGAGTTGATCCCGTAGCTTCGAGGCATCCCTTCCCATCTCCTCGAGCGATTCGGCTGTCAGTTCAAGATCGCTTTTCCCTATATCTTCCAGCGCGTCCGCCACCCCGACCAGTGCCTGACGCAGCCCGAGCGCTTCGTTGATCTCACGCCCCAGGTCCAGCAGCTCGTTTTGCCCCGCCGTTTTGATCCGCTGCAGCGCGAGCGCCGCGTTGTCCGACGAGGCCCCCAGGTTCCCCATTTTCTGCTGCATCTGCTCGATCGCCGCCGCCACAACGTCCGAGGCCCCCATCACATTGATCCCCACGTCGTCCAGGAATAGCGCCGAGCCACGGACCAGGCCGGTCATAACACGCCGCCAATACTCCCCGAACTGTTTCCCGGTCGATTGTGTGAAACGGTAGGTATACTCCATCGCGGTGATCATATCGCCGAAGTCGAGCCCGTTGTTCAGCGCTTCGACCCCGGTCCGCAGCAGATCCAGCTCGCTCGCGACCCCCTGCGTCGCCTGCTGCATCGCCAGCAGATCCTGCGAGGCGTCCCGACCCATCGCTTTCGAGAGACGTTCAAACGACTCACGCGCGCCGTCTGCCTGCCCCGCCAGCTCGGACAGGCGCAACGTGCCACGGACCGCCTCACGCAGCCCGATCACCCCGACTAAACTCTTGAGCGTGCCCGTCAGGAACCGCAGCTCCTTCGATGCCGCTTTTGTGCCGCGGGTTTTTACATTGATCAGCGCCTCAGCGGACGGCATCGTCAGGCTCTCCCGTTTGCAACAAACCGCTCGACCAGGGCGCCGATATGCCGGGCGACCGGCTCGGTCACCTCGATCGCACGTTTCGGGACCCAGGCGCCGCGACGCGATACCCCGCCATACTGGTGTTTGCTCGCGATCGCTTCCCCACCCGGTCCGGTGTAGCGCGACCCATAGGCTAGGCTGTCACGGCTTGGACGGATCACACTTTGAGCGCCCCCCATCCACGACTCCTGCAGCCCGCCCGTGTCCACCAGGATCCGCGCGTTCCCCGGAAAAGGCCCCTCTCGGCGCATGGCGAGGGTCATTTCCGACAGCGGCGCCCACGGATGGGAGGGAGGTCCGCCGGCGCGAAACTGACGAGCGGCCATCGACGCCAGCGCCTCCTGCACCGCCGGCCACAGCGGACGCAGATCCGCGGCACGGCTTCCCATACGGGATAACATCACCTCGGCTCGGCGGCTGTTAATCGTCAGCTCAATCACGTACCCCTCCTTACATCAAAAAAAGGCGCCCGCCTTCCGGCGGACGCCCGGATCGGCTTTTTGTCGTCCTATTCGAGTTCAGCAGTGTAGCGCAAGACATGGCGCACGCACATTAGCAGCGCCGGGAAAGCAGTCCCCGTAACCGTTTTCGCCTTCGGGTTCCATGCGGCCAGGATCGCCGCCTCCTCTTCGGTCACCCCGTAACGTAAAGCGACCTCCGGGTCGTCGAGCCAGGTCCTGAGCCACGGCTCTAGTTGGGGCGCTGACCGAACCTCGACCAGGGCCGAGAGTGCCGGCAGCGCTTCACTCTCAACAAGAGGACGGTGTTTTCTAAGCCACTCCAGCGCGCGGGCGTAATTCTGAGGCTGGGGGTTGCCGCCGCCCCGGTACTGCCAGCTTTTCACTGTCGAGGGTGGCAGACCCATCTCTTTCGTCGCGTGAGCGACCGGGTAACCGCGCCGCCGGATCTCGTCCAAGACCCGAGCAGGCTCGAAACGGAGTTGCCCGATCTCCCGCGCCGCTTTCCAGCGGGTCGCCTCACGGTCCCGCATCTCGACAAACGCACGGACAATCGCGATCGACGCTTGCACCGCCCGCTCGCTGCGCAACACGTTCGCCAACATCAAGGCGCCGTGCTCCGTGAACGCTCGGGGGAGATAGCGGTAATGCTTCCCTTTTTCTAAGGTCACATTTTGTGACCTTACCGGAACCTCGCCCTTTTTCAGGAGAAAGGCGAAGTCGGCGGGGAACCGCTCCTTGTTCCGTTTGTACGCTTGGTTGATCCGTCCGGGGGTTGTTCCGTACAGCGTCGCCAGGTCGCGGTCGAGCATCACATGACACTCTCGGACCCGGTAGATCATCTCCCTCGGGATCGCTGCGCCTGGTGCAGGCAGGCGGCTTGTGGTAGGTCGTGCATCGGACATCATAGGTATTCCTTTCTGGGGAGCTGGCGGGCCATAGTCAGCCCCCGGGACCTTGCGGCACCCCGGACTCCCCAAAAAGGAACATCGGTTGTGGTGCGAAGCCCCGGCCAAGAGGCTTCGCTGACTATGTTCGCCGTGACCCTATATAGGGTCAAGTGCAAAATAGCACCCTTTTCGACTTGACCGCAACCGTCCTCTGACCTACTTTTTGCTGAACTCGATTGTCAAGGAGCGTAGGCAATGAAACGCCTTTTTCTATTTTTCTGCCTGGTGGCTACAAATGGCGCGTTCGGTGCGGACGTGACGTTTGGCGTCTATGCCGACAAATACTTTGCCGGCGAACGCAATCACGAGGTCGCCTCTTACGTCGAGACGGGATCCGCTATCGCCTTTGCTGCGTTCGCTGCCGTTGTATCGTCGCATATTGACCTCAGAACAGATTACCAGTCTTTCAAGGGGTCCGACACGATCCAGCGACCGGGCGGGTTTGACTGGATCGAAAACGGGAAAATCAGCCTTGACGCTCACTCGTTCGCTGTCGGCATCGCCGCTCACCCCCTGTCTCGCGTCGTTTCGTTTTCTGTTGCGCCGCTGTTTATTATTCCCGGCGCAGATTCCTTGCGGGTTTCCGCAGGGTACCAGATTGAGGTTGAGTTCAGAAACGCCCCGAGTAAGCCGTTATCGGCTCTGTTTGGGTTGTCTTTCCGCTCCATTAAAACCGGCCCGGCGAATTGGTCTGGTGTTTCTGCGCGCGCAGGTCTTGAGTTCTCTCTTTGATCTCAATCACCTGGACCGCGCCTCCTCAATCGCCTCGTTTCGGAGTCGGATTTTCTCCGCGACCCCCTCCATCACCGCCTGCAGCTGCGGCAGGGTCAACCCTCCGAGACCGTAGACCTCTCGCCATCCGACCCCGGAGTGCTCGTATAGGAGCGCAGCAGTAAGGCGAAAGTCCTCGACGACCTCGCCGACACCTGCGCCAGCTCCTTTTTTTTTTCGTCGTGCAGCCCCTGCATCACCGACCAGAACGCCGAAAACCACTCGTCAGCGCCGAGCACGTTCAGCTCCAAAAGCGCACGATCGACACGCTGCTGCCAGGCGTTCGACCCCCGCGCGGGTGGATCCGGCAACGGGTCGTGTGCGGCGAACGCACGGCGCGCCTCCAGCCCCAGGTCGAGCGTCGCCTTGTACTCCCCGATCGCCTGCAGGTCGTCGATTTTACCCGCGGACAGATCCGCAGCGACCTGGTCGATCCGCAGCTGGTCCCACACCCCCGGCAACGGGATCTCGTACTCCGTGCCGTTTAATCGACACACCGCCACCAGCTTCGACGCCTGCTCGCGCCAGTCGTCCTCGATCTCGCCACGGGTTCGGTACCCGTCGCCCTGGAATAAGTGCTGCACACGCTCGACCGCTGCGGCCACCTCGTCCGGTAGTTTCATCACGACCCCGCGCTTTCGGTCCACGGGTTCCCCTGGATGATCACCAGGTCGACCTTGCAGGTCCCCCCGCCGTCCGGTTTCGCCAGCTTGATCCCCGTAAACTGCGTCGAGACATTCTGCACCAGGTCCTCGATCCGCGCCTTTTCTTCACTGCGCGCCCCCAGGATCACGATAGGCTCGGGCGTCATGGCGGACGGGATCACGTTGCCGAAGTCGTCCTCGCCGAGGTCCGTCGCGAAGTCGAACGTCTCCGGGCTGCTTTCCGTGCCGGTCACCGTCACCTCGCGATACACCCACACCTTGAGCTTGTCGATCGTCAGCGCCAGGTCCGCCAGGTGTTCCGCCTCGATCCCCTCGAGCGCGATATGTGACCCGAGCACGTTCCGGGCGATAATGTGCCCCGAGTGGATCGTGTTGTACGGAATATCCGCGGCACCGATTGACCCGTTTGCGCCGGTCCCGTGCCCCGCGAAGTGCGCCGCGTGATTGCTGCCCGGCATATACTTCGGCCCGCCCGTTTCGACCGTGCTCCAGGCCCCGCCGGAGTACACCTGGACGTTATAATATCCGGCCGGCACATCGGAGTCCTCGTCGTCGCCGTACCACCCGTTTCCCACCTCGGTGAGCGAGTAGTTGGTTTGGCCGTCCAGGGTTTGCAAGCGGACCGTCTGCCCGGTCGATGCCAGCCCGGTCGCGCCGTACAAATAGACGTTTGCTTTTCCCATCGAACACTCCTAAACTTGCCAGCCCTGCCCGTCGCTCCACCCGACCCACACGTCCAGAGGTAACGGGATCTCCTGCAGCAGGTAACGGGACCGAAACTTGAGCGTCACCTTCATCCCGAGGGATCGGTTGTCCTGGAAATGTTCCAGGGGAAACGGTCCGTCGTTGAGCACTTCCATCTCATAGATTGAACGGTCGCGCGCGGGACAAAACCTCACCCCGAGCTTTTTCTTCGCCGCCGTCCACACCAGCGCCAGCGAGCGCGCCGTGTCCGCGGTCGTCACCGGCAGCTTGATCTCCCAATACGCACGGATCCCCAGCACCGTCTGCACCGCCTCGCCCGACAGCAGCGTCCGGCTTTCCCCCAGCGGCACCTCCTCGAAACGGCCACGGACGACCGCACGTTTCGCGTCGTCCCCGTCCAGCACAATCTCCCCGAACGAGGGACACGTAAACACCGGCGGACCGCTGCCGAGCATACTGGTCGAGTTAAGATTCGCCACGCTTTTCCTCGCTGCTTTGCAGCGCCTCTTTCACCGCTGAGGCCCATCCCGCCAACACCTGCAGGGAGGGAAACGACTGCCAGCCTGTGAGCGCGCGGACGTGCTCCGCGATCGACTCCCACTCTGTCGCCAGGATCCACACCCCCACACCCGAGGGGACCAGCGTCAGGATCCCGAACACCCCACCCCAGGCGCCCCCGATTGTCTGCGCGTGACCATTGACCAGGACCGCCACCTGCGCCAGGATCGCGAGGCTGAGGTATGCCAGGATTTTTTTGCCCGTTTTGAGAAATAGGTTCGCCGAGGAAAAATGACCGTGCGCCAGTGCCGACCAGAGCCCGAGAAACAAGTCCAGGATCAGCAGCAGGACGACCGCCTGGTACAACAGGGACCAGGGACCGAAAACCCACTGCATCACCCCGAGGATCGTCGCGACCATTGTTTTCGCGGTGTCATGCTGCACAAGTCGTTCCGGCATCATTCCCTCTCCGGGGTAAACCTGTTTCAAAGGGTAGCGGGCAGCCTGCAAAGCGCAGGGGGCGTGCGCCAGGTAGCAGGCCACCCGCTCCACACTTAGCTCGCTGCAGCGGTCGTGCGGCCGAAGTCAAACACCAGGTCGCCGTCGGTTTCGTTCACCACCTTAAAGGTGAACTGCGTCCCGACCAGCTCCTGCGCGTTGCCGCCCCAGCGGAAACCACTCTTCCGCTCGACCTTCGCCATATTGACCACCACGTCGGACACCTTCCCGCCCGAGCGCTTGCTGTCCAGCACCTGCCCGCTCGAAACCATGCGGAAACGGGGACGAGTCGGTGCGGACGGCATCGTCACACGGACGCCCGAGCTGCTGTCGGTGTAGAGGTACCGCACCAGGATCGACTCTGCCTCGTCGCCCGAGGCAAACTCCAGCGTATCGGTCCCATCAAACACGCAGCTCTCGCCGGCCACCGCCGTCCCCTCCGAGTCGAGCACCTCGTACTCGACCGAGTCGTCCGCGTTCCGAACCGAGATAATCTCCACCCCGGTCGCGTTGTCCAGCGTCACCTGGAAAGGTGTCGCCGGAACCGTCGCCGCTTCCGCCATCACCAGGTGACGGCTCCCCGTTGCGGTACGGGTCGCGCCGTACATTCCGGCGAGGAAATAGTCGTTCAGGCTCGCCAGCTCCAGCTGCAGCTCCCAATCCATTGCCCCATTGAGCTGGTCGCTTTCCATGTCGTCCGAGTGGGGGACCTGCAACGGCTGCGAGTTGTCCGTCAATACGGCGTTTTTGAACGTCCCCGCCTCGCGCAGGGTCCCGTCCGCATCCTCGAACAGGATCACGCCGACCATCCGGTCGACCTTACGGATGCTTTTCACACTTGCCATCGTTTCCTCCCGCGTGAGCGGTTATGTTGTCGCGTTTTGTTGCTTTCCGTCAGCTGCTGAACGTCGAGAAAACCCGACAGATTAGCCTTGTGTTGCGTCGTCCTCGTGCAGCGCCTCGTCCATCGCTTTCCCCAGGTCCGGGAAACGCTTCGCGAACTGCTGCGCCACGGCGGACGCTTGCGCGGTGATCGACCCGAAACGCAGACGATCCTCGCGCTGCTGCCAGTCGCTCCCGTGACGCGCGAAGCCCTGCCGGCTTATTCGACGTGCCCAGCGGCGTCCCCAGGGGATCAGCACACGATCGAAACACCAATCGACCGCCAGCGTCCAGGTCGTGTTCGGGATCAGGTCACGCGCCGCAGATCCGCCGGTGATCACTCCCAGCAGCCCCGCCACAGCCTGCACACCCCACCCCGGCAGACCCGACAGGACCGGGACCTGCGCCAACAGCTGCACCACCTGGTCCGCACCGATCCACCCGTACACCGTCCCGACCGCCCCGCCGACATAGCCGAGCAGCTTGAGGAACACGTTCCGCTTTTTACCCGCCGCGGCAGGTTTCGCTTTCGCCTGGTCCATCGCTTACTCCTCCCCCTCGTCCGTAGGGTGCCCCGACTTGCTCGTCAAGTCGGGTCTATTCATCACCCCGACCGCTGCGTCGCGGATTTTCCGGGCAGTCGAGGGACCGATGCCCGGCACGTTTTCCAGGTCCGCCAGGTCCGCGGCCACCAGGTCCGCGACCGTCAGGATCCCCGCCTGGTGCAGCCCCCGCTGCAGCTCCTCGCTCACCCCGCGGATCTGCGTCAGGTCATTGCGAGGCGTAGCCGAAACACCCCCCTCAACACTCGCCGCCTCGTCCACCCCCGGCAGGATCGACCCGACCGGGCTCACACGGCAGCGCTCCACCTCCTCCGGTGTAGGGTTCGGGATCACCGTCCCGCGCGTTGCGCACCGTCCGGGAAAACCCGCCGGGTCGTGCACCTGTACTCGCACACGTTCTCCCATCTTCTACCCCTCCAGCGTTCCGTCGTACAGCTCGAAGTCGATCTCGACACGACCCCCCACTGCAAACGGTGCCGAGTCCTGCTCGTTGTCCGCCGGCCACACCGCCGAGAATGACTCGAGGCGAGTGATACGGTGAGCGACACCGTTGCCGACCAGACGGTCCGGGTGGGCTTCCATATCCTCGACCAGGACACGCTCCAGCCCGTCGAGACCCGACCAGACACTCGCCGCATCGTCCGTCTCTTTTTCCGAGCGCAGCATGATCCAGACAAACGCCGTCAGCACACGCGCGCCCGGCTCGAGACGCGACCGCGACAGCGAAAACTGAACCGACGGCCACCTCTCCGGACGTCTCGATCCGCCGAACACCTCGACCGTCTCCTTGTGTCCCAGGATCGCGACCGCCTGCTCGGACGCCAGCAAACTCTGCAGCCCGGCAGCGGCAACCCGCGGCAGGTCAACCCAGCTCACGTTTTACCCTTTCCGTCGTCGAGGTGCCGGCGTACGGGTCGATCGGTGCGCCACGTTTCCACAAACGCAGCTCGTCCGACTCGCCCGTCACCAGCTTGCCAAGCGCGGCACGGTCCGCGAGGACCGTTCCGTCGTCCGCCAGTAGCTCACGCCCCTCCGGCGGACCTTCCACGTACCGATTGAGCGTTTGATCCGCACGGCGGCGGATCCGCTCCAGGAAAGCCTCGTTCGCGCCCGTCTGCGGGGAACGCTCCCAGCACAGCACCGCGGCGCGCATCGTGACCAGCCTGCGAACACTCGCGGGACAGGTACTTTCCACCGACCAGGCGGACACCACAGACACCCCATCCTCATAGACCGCGAGGAGACGTTCCTGCACCTCCTGCAGCGCCTCGTCCCACAGCGCCAGCAGGGAGGTCGTGTCCCAGCTCTCCGTCGCGCCGACCTCGTCCGAGAAATCGACACGGGCAGGTTTGCACGCTGCCTGGATCAGCCCGACTCGTACCGTGTCCCAGCTCATACCGTCCTCACATTCCCGATAGGGCACCCGGGCAGCTATGCGCCCGGGTGGACGCCTCGGGGGTTGTTAGTCGTATCGACGCCAGCGCCACTCGCCACGCACCAGCACCGAGTCGTTTTCCGACCCGTACACACGGACACGCAGCTGCACACCTTCCCAGCTGGTCGCACTGTTGACCGACCGCAGCAGGGGCAAGGGCGAGCTGGTGTCGCTCGGCACAGCGGGCAGCAAACGTCTCCAGCTGCTGTCCGCGATCTCGTACCCGCTGCCCGTCACCAGGGCGAGCCAGTTCGCAGATCCCGAGAGTTCCGTGTTTGTGTCGATCGCCGCCGCCGTCCAGGGCAGCAGAGCCAGGGTGTCGCTCGACGTGACCCACACCGGGCGCCAGCCCGCCAGGATCGAATCGGCAGGACCCTGCCCGACCTCGTCCGTCAGGATCCGCCCCTCCCAGCTGCCGGCGTCGCGGGTGATCGGGAAATACAGATCGACGTCTCCGCTGCCACCTGCGCCGACAAACGCCGTGTCGGAGGCCGTCGCGACCGAGACAGGCTGCCCGAAAGCAACCCCTCCGGCCAACAGCAGCAAACCGACCACTAGCGCCAGCGCCTGCAGAGAAAAGAGTCTCGGTTTCATCCCGCCTCCCTTATCGCCGGAGCAAGAGGATCACATACTCGGCCGAATTACTCGCCTCGGCATGGATCGCGACCTGGTCCGCCAATACTTCCGCGTAGAAATACCCGCCCGGGTCCCCGATCGCCGTGACCGCGACCTTGTCTGTCACCGTCACACCCGACCAGGCGAGCGTATCCGTTGTCGCCGCGCTGAATACCAGCGTATCGACCGACACCCCACCGAGCGCAATTCCACGCACAACCCCTGCAGAGGTGAGGTTTCCTGTCACCGCCAGGCTGTCCCCGATCGACGCGTCGCCGGTGACCGTCAGGTCACCCCCGACCGCCGCGTCGTCCGTCACCTCCAGGTCGTCACCGATCCAGAGGTCGTACTGAACCGCCACCCAGGACCCCAAAAACTTCGCGGGTCCGTCGAAATAGTGGTTCGCCGACCCTGTTGGCGCTGCGGCAACCACTGCCACCAGCAGCACCCCCAGCACCAGCCAGAGAAGAGGGTTACTCTTCCGCATTGTCTTTATCCTCCTCGGACTCCGTGCTGTCGCCGGCGTCCGCCTGGTTCTCGTCGTCGGATCCCGCCGCCTGCTGTGCCACCAGCAGCTCGACCAGGTCCGCCTTTTTTGCCCCTTTGGGTATCTCCACCCCCGCCGAGGTGAGCTGCTCTTTCAGCTGTGCGACCGTCAGGTCGGCAGGCTGGACAGCGCCCTCACCGGCAGGCTTGCCCGCCTGCACATCTCGCGCGTACCCGTCACGGATCAGCACCTCGCGCTGTTTGTCCGTCACCTCCTGGACCCCCAGCTTGAAGTGCTTAAAAAGCTCCTGGTGCGCGACTGCTTTTGTGATCTCGATTTTCGGCATGAGACCTCCTGCCTCGTTGCGCCCCCACCACCCTGCCGGTCGCCCGGCAGGGTAGCGCGAACAGATTGAGCCCTTTCGGGCGAGCTGCTGTTACTCGATGCAGCTCGTCATCAGGTACCCGCAGTTGGCGTCCAGCAGCTTCTCCTGCTGCAGGATCTCGCCGACCAGCTTGACCGTCCGGGTTTGATCGACCGGCTGCATATCGTACTCGTTCATATAGACCGAGACGCCACCCTCGCCCGAGGGATCCTGCAGCAGTTCGCCGACCTCGTCCAGCATACCCTGGAACGTCGCGCCGAGAGTCATCGTGTCGACCCCGATCTCGTCCTCGGGCGCCACATAGGCAAACAGGATTTTGCCGGAGGTCCAGAGGTCCGCGTACGAGGCCGTTTGCCCACGGTTTGCGCTGTTGTACTTGCGCGTCGAGATGATCAGGTCCTTGCCGAACAGCTTGCGCAGCACCTGCGGGTTTTCGATCTGCTGGACCTTGTTCTGCTCGTCGAGCAGCTTGCGGATCCGCGGGTTATACTTCAGCTTGAGCCAGTCGGACCAGTTCATCACGATCTTATTCGTGATCACACCGGTCTCGTCGTAGACCGCCTCGTCCGCCACGTCGCACATTTTCTCAATGTCCGCCGCGTCGTTATTCCAGGCCGTCGAGGCGGCGCCGTTGAGGTCCATGTTGTCCGTGCTGAGGACCGTGTCGATCACACGCTTTTCAGCACCGAGATTGAGCAGCTTGAGGATCTTGTTCGCGTGACGCTTGCGCGTCCGGATAATCGCGTCCTCATTGGACAGCTGCGTTTTTTCCATCCTGCTCGCCAAACGGTACCGCTTGAGCAGGTAGCTGTCAGTTGTCGGGCTGTCGCCGACAATCAGCGGGGGCGGAACCGAATCCGGCACCGCTGCGGCAATGTCCAGCTCCACTGGGTTGAGGTCCCATACTGCGAACTCGTCGCTCAACTTCTCGACAGAAACCAACGGGAACAGGTTTTTCCAGACATAGTCTCCCCGGTCCCGGTATTTCTCCTGCGAGAAGTGGCTCAACACTTGCAGATAGTGTCCAGCTACTTTCGTCGCCATCGTGCGACCCTCCTCGTATCAGTCGTGTTTCGTTTTGTTCCAACCAGGGCGGGCGCTTGCACGCCCGCCAGATCCCTCACTCGAGGGTGTTCAATCGGTTAGGCTTTTGCCCAGCGTCCGGCGCTGAAATCCGCCTCGAACGCGATCACGTCACCGTCTGCGGACGGGGTCTCGAGCGCCTGGCCGATCGCGTAGTCGCCCGATGCCGCCAGCTCGCTGCGGCCCGGCGTCGCCGGGGATCCTTCGGCGCTGGGAGTCAAACGCGCACCCAGCACGACCGAGGTTTTGTCGCCGATTACCGTTGCCAGGCGTCCAGCCTTGTAGTAGGTCACCAGGTCGTCCGCGGCATAAGCACGGTCTACCCAGCCGTCTGCCTCTTCCCCCTGCGTGTCGCACATTTCCAGCTCGCCGTCGCTGTTCAGGCGGACCAGCCCGTACTGGGTCAGCGCCTCCGCCGCGTACGCCTTGCGCGGTTTTTCGGGCAGCAGCCCGAGGTCGTGAGTCGGAGCCATCGTCCTCTCTCCTTGTTCGGTTCACTTTTGGACCGTTGAGCGGCCCCTCATTGATCAGGAAACCGCCGCGGTCACTTCGCCGCGCGCTCCCGCTTACGTGCTTTCATCGCCAGGGACAGCGCCGCCTCATAGGACAGCTCACGCCCCTCGTCTGCGGCGTCCGCCTGGATCCGCAGCGTCGCCTCGTGCAGCGCCTGCTCGGGATCCACACTTTCGCCCGGTTCGGACGTGTCGTCCGGGGTACGCGCGCCGAGCGCCTCCTCGTCCAGCAGTTCCCCCTTTGCCGACAAGTCGGCCACCTGGACAAACAGCTGCTCGAGGTGCGTCAGCACCGGCACCTTTTTCGGCTCGTCGCCCTCGTCCGCCGCGGACAAAACCGACAGCTCCTCGGATGGCTCCAACAGGCACAAGGCAAGCGCCTCCACCATCCCCAACACCGCCGGCGCCAGGCCGGAGCCCTTGAGTTTCTCGCTGAACGCAGCGAGACGGCCTTCGCGGGTGGCGTTCCGTGCCTTTTCCAGCTCACCCACGAGCTTGCCCTTCTCGGACGCGGACAGGATCTCGACCTGGTCGCTTGCTGCCATCGACAACACACTCTCCGGCGTCACACCCGCCTCGTCCGGGTTCAATCCCAGGCGCGCCGCGAGCGCCCGGAGTTCTTTGTTCCACTCCATCTCGTGCTCTCCTCGGGCGTCAGGCGCCCTTTCTCTATCAGGCTCGCGTGTCGAGCCCTTCAAGTCGTCCCCAGCGTTCAACCCGGCACCCCCCAGGTCGAGCTGGTCCTTTTCGTTCGTCAAGTCCCACCCCGGGACCTTCCCGTCTCGCAGATCCGCCGACAGGTTCCCGCGAGGTCCACTGCCACTCGCCGCGCCATCCCAGGCGAGCGAGGCTTCGCGGACATAGGCGTTTGACCCGGGCGGCATCTCCCACCAGACAAACGCCTGGCGGCCGTTGTACTCTTCCCCGCGCAGGTGAGAGCAGGCAGTGGTCCGGTAGTCCTGCCCGCAGATCCCGCACGTCCACTGAGTCGGGTGGACCCCGATCGACACCCCCACAATGCCCGAGGCGACCTTGTTATACAGATCCTCCTCGTCGGGCATCGGCAGCGCGAGGCGAGCGTAGATCACCCCCGCCATCCGACGGCCGCCGGACTCAAAACGATCCTCGACCTCCTCGTGCACCAGTTGCGGCAGGATCCAGCGACCGCGAGCCAGATCAAACAGCTCGTGATTGATCATCACCGGGCGACCGTTCAAAAGCTCGGCGATATGCTCCATGTGCTCCGGACGGAAACGAGTGTGGATCTGCGTCAACAGGTCGCTCGTCACCGCAAACGACCTCACGCCGAAGTCGTCCAGACCCAGCGAGTCGAGAGGTGGGTTGTCCAGCCCACGCAGCGCCGCGAGATCCGCTTCGGTGCAGCCGTATTTGCCGACCGCACCCGCCGCGTCCGACGCCAGCACCTCCGGCACGGGCGACACCAGCGCCACCTGCTGCAGCTGCTCGTACTCTTTTTGCTTGCGAGCGGCCCGCTCTTTTTCTGTCGGTTTCGGCATCGCTTTAGCTCCCGTATCGACCCGGGAACCCGGCGAGTTTTTTCGCCAGGTCCTCGTCGCTTGTCTCTTCCTCGTCGTCCCAGCTGTAAACGCTGAACACGACACACCTGCAGCCCCACTCCCAGGGCGGATAAACCTGCTGCCAGATCGGGTCCGTTTGCGGACGGACCAGGCCGTCGAGCGCACGGTGCGCAGGGCGCGTCCGGCTGTCGTTTACGGCGGAATAGATCAGGGCACGAACCGCCGGGTTTGCCGCCTGGTTTGCCCGGCGTACTTCGGCGTACGCCTGGCGGGTGTTCTCCCGGTACACCAGCTCCAAATGCTGCGCCGTAAACCCCGAGGTCCGGTCCGACACCGCCTCGACAAACGCCTGGTAATTCCACCCCTGACGCAGCGCCTCGAGCAGCGTTTGACGGAACACTCCCTCAATCTCCTGTGCCGTTGCACCCGCCACCGTCAAACACCGGGCGCGCAGGCTTTCCGCCAGCGTTGCAAACGCGGGACGTTCCAGCACGGTCCAGCGCTCGAGCGCCGCCATCGCCGCCTCGGCCCCGTCGATCCCCAGCGCCTCACGCCCCAGGTCGCGAGCGTTCCAGCTGCTGCGGTTCCAGTCGTCCTCGAGGGATAGCGTTGCACGGCCCGCTGCACGGTCCCGTGCTTTCAAATAGCCCAGGGTGTCGAACGACGCGCCGACAAACCCGGCACGCCACACCGCCACCTCCAGCGGATCCGCCAGCTCGTCGACCTCAGCCTCCAGGCTGAACCCCGGCACCGCGGACACGCTGCCGCTTTCCAGGATGCCGCGCGCACGCGCCAGCCCGGCAGCGATCCACCCCTCGACCTTGTCCGCCGTGCCCTCTTGGCCCGCCGTCACAATCCGCGAGAGCGTCTGTTCCTGGACTCCCAGGCTTTCCGCACGTTCCCGGCCGTTTTGCGGACGACCCGCCCCGTCCCCCGCGGCGAGCGTGTGATCGTGACCGTCGCCGCTTTTTTGCGACACCGCCACCCCCTTCGGGGGATCCACCTCGACCTCGACCGCGCGAGCCAGGTTCTGCAGCGCCGTCGCGCCCTTCTCGCCCTTGAGCGCCAGCTTGCCGTCTGTGCCCCGTTCCATCGACCCCAGCAGCTGCACCAGCGCGCCCCCCAGCGGGTCGTCCCGCAGCGCGAGCGCCTGGTTCGGGATCCCCTGCGACCCCGCGGCCGTCCGGCCCGGCGTCAGCAGTTTCTGCCCCTTGCCCGGTTCCGGGATCTGCGCCAGCTCGTACACCGTCTCCGCGGCGATCTCCAGCCCCCGGTCGATCAGGTTGACCGCACCCTGCGAAAACAGCATCAGATCGACGAGGCTCTCGTTTCGGTCACGGTTTAATGCGATACGAGGCGGACGGACCACGGCGGGGAAATTCTGACGGTGCAAGGGGTCCACCAGGTCGCGCTGCAGCCTGCGGGCGACAATCAGCCTCTCCAGGTGCCGCGTCGGCTGCCCGGCGTCGCTGTGAGCGCTCGTCTGTGCGTAGCTGCCCGACACTCCCCGCGCCTGGTCCGCCATCAGCGGCGACCACTCCAGCGCTTTCGCGATCTGCGAGTCGAACAACCCCACACCCTTCTCGAATACGTCGAACCCGCCGCGCTGCGCTTCCATCAGCTCCAGCTTGTACCCCGGCGGCATCACCACCCCCACCTCGCTCTCCGTCCGCTCGATAATGTCCTCGAGCAGGGAAAACGTCTGCGTCCAGTTGCGCACGTCCCCCGAGCTGGTGTCGCGCCGCGCCTGCCGCATCGGCGTCGCATAGTCCTCGATATACGTCCCGCTTTTGACCAGCGCGACCCGGGTTTTGAGCCACACCAGCAGCGCCAGCACGTCGATCGGGCTGTCGCCATACGGGCTCGACAGGTCACGGAACACGAGATGCAGGAAACGGTTTGGCGGATAGGCCGATTTTGAGCGCTTGTACCCCTGTTTCAGGTAGACCCACCCCTCGACCTGCCCCGTTTTCGTCACCGCGGCGCGCCAGTAACGGGGGTAACGGACCGCGAGACGGTCCAGGACACGGTACCCGCTGAGGGTGCCCGTCCCCAGCGCGAGCGCCTTTTCGGCGATCGTCCAGGAAAAGAGACGGCCATAGCGGACCATCGTCTGCACCATGCCGACCAGGGGATCACGGCTCGCCTCGAGACACCCGCGCATGATCCCGACCGCCTCTTTCTCTGCGCGCGAGGCGTTCTCAGGCGGGAAAACCTCGATCCCGCCGTCCAGGACACGGTCCGTACTCATGGCGAGTACCTGACGGACCGAGGCGTCCTTTTGCACGTCCTCGACCGCCTGCCATCCGTTGCGATAGACACTCTCCAGCTTCCAGTCGAGCGTCCCGTACCCGCCGGGACGGTGCACGATCGACCCCAGGGCGTCGAAACGGTTATCCGGCGCCGTCTCGCCGTTGCCGGCGGGAAGAGATGCCGCGGCGAGATCCGCGGGAACCCCACGGACGCCGCGCAGATCAGGCGGGGTTGACAGGATCACACGGGACTCAGACCCCTCGCGCTGTCGCGAGAGACGGTCCCGCAGGGCTGCCTGGTCCTGTCGCCATCCGTTCACTCGGTCACCTCGTCGTTTTCAAACGTCGACCCCGGCAGCAGATCCGAGCCCCTCTCCGGCAGCTGCTCGTCGCCATCCAGCACCGCGCCGCGATCGCCCGCCACCCCAAACAACCCCGCCAGAGCGTCCGCCAGCGTCCCCTGGTTCTCGCTCTCTTTCGCCGTTTTCGGCGTGCTGAGAGTTTGGTCCGGGCTGAGTTTCAGTTTATCAAACAGCTGGATCGCGTTTTGTACCGCCGGGTTTGCGACCGGGTTGAATAGCGGCACACGCTGGGGGATCGGGTCGTCGTTGCCGTCGAGGCGAACACGACCCGCCTCGTCGGTCTCGTACAGCGTCGCCCCGGTTTTCGGGTCCGTTTTCACCAAGTAGATCGGCTCGCCCTTCTTGTCCGTCGCGACCGTGTCGATCACCACCCCGCGCACCGAAACCGCCGCGGTGAGCTGGGTCAGGACGTCCATCATCTGCGCGCCGAAACGTGCCGCCGTGCCGCGGAATTGCTCGGGATCCTTTCCCGACTCCAGCAGCACCTGCTGGTGTTCGGCCACACTCGCCGCCTGACGCATACAGACCGCGAAATACCCCTCGTCACACGCCTCGAACACCGGGCAGGCTTGGCATATATCCCAGCGGCCCGGCTGCGCCTGCAGCACAAGCGACTGTTTCAAATACCCGCCGTGCTTCGCCGCGTGCTGGTTCCCCTTGCGCTTGTCCGGGTCGACCTTCTCGCCATTTTTCGCGCTGCGCTTTTTCCCTTGCTGCGTTTTCGGCCCCGTCTGTTTCCCGTCCGCGGCGATCAAACCCTTGTACGGGCGCACGTCGGGGACAATCGTCAACACCGCCCCACACTCCTCGCAGGCCCGGCTGTACTCCTGCGGCACGAGCTTGCCCTCCACCTCCTGCACCTCAGCCTCGTAGATCCGGCCACAGGGCGAGTCGGGGTTTTGCTCTTTCCAGCAGACAAAGCCAGGGATGGGGCGACCGTTCATTTCTCCTCGCGCGCGTAAAAACAGGACAAGCGCAGGCCCTCGACCCTTTCAGGTCGCGGCGCTGCGCTTGCGTTTTTTTGGTAGGGTTGTTTTCCCGCCATCCCCGGCGAGACCCATTCAGTCCGCTATACTACACCTCAAAACAAACAAACCCGGTTTTGTTTTCGCCCCCGTCTCCGATCAGGCTCCCGGAGGCGTGAGCCTAATACCTCGACCCGCGACGGCCCCCGCCCGCGATCGGGGACCCGCCCGCGGTGATCCGCTGCGAAGCGCCCGACATAATCCGCTGAGATCCGCGGGAACGCTCCAGCACGTCCCAGGGCAAGGGCTCGCCCGCTTTCGCCGACTGCACCAGCAGGATCGACGCATCGACATAATCGTCCGGACCGTCGTCCGGGTGTTTCAGCTTAATTGTTTGGTTCGACCTGTAGATCCGCGCGCAGTTCGTGAACTCGTGATAATTGCGCGAGTACTCCTCGTGAGCGTACCCGTCCCACTTTTCCGGCGGCTTCGACGTCGCCGACACAGGCAGGGATCCGCCACCAGCGCTCGCGACCGTCGCCCATACGTCCCGCCCGGTGTACCAGGGCGCGCAGACGATCCCGTAACGGTTCTCGCGGATCGTGTTGTCCAGGTCGTTCCCCATCGTGTCCGACCCGCTGAACTGACAGGGCAGCACGTTGAACCCCTCGCGCTCCAGGTGAGCGACCATATCGCCACGGTCCCCCGTCGCATCGACCGCGAACTCGTTCAGCAGCGGACGGACCTCGTCCGGCAGCAGCTCCGCGACCCCGTCGATATGCCCCAGCTGCGGATCGTCCACCCCCTGCACCTGGTCCAGGTAGTCGACCCCGCCGTACCAGCTGTGCGAATAGATCTCGTACACCTGGGGACGGTACTCGCTGCCGAGCGTCTCCATCGCCGCCGTACGTGCCTCCCGGTCGGTATAATCGACCAGCCCCAGCTTGAGCACCGTCCGGTCCGTTGTACGGGCCACATCCAGCGCGACCGCCACCCCCCACCCCTCCGGGATCGACAGCTCCAGCAGCTCGAGCGGGTGTTGGATCCGCCGCAGGTGCGCCAGCGCCCCCTCGTGCTGTTCCGGGATGAGGATTTTCCGCCAGCGCGCCTCCGAGACCAGGTTCCCCTCCTCGTCCGCGTACTCCCCGAAATACTTCGCACGGATCACCGGGGAGTCGATGCCGAGGACACGCACCAGCTCGTCGAACGTCGCGAGCCAGTTTTTCGCGCCCGCGGCGCGACGTTTCACTCGGTCATAGAACGCCACCACCCGCCGCTCCGGGTAGGCTTTGACACTCTGACGGATCCGCCAGAGCAGGTCTCGGTGATCGCCGGCCGTGCCCGCCACCAGCAAAGGCGCGCCCGTCTCTGAAACAGACGGGTATATTTTCGCGTAAAACGTCGTTTCTGAGACGTCCTGCACCTCTTCCACGAAAACCAGGTTCGGACTCGACCCTTCCACCCCGCCCGATTTGTCGCCCGCCGTGCGCACGTCGATTTTGAGCCAGGTGATCTCAATATCGCCCTCGCCACGCACGCCGACATGATACTGCTCGGCGCTGTCCGCGAACACCGTCAACCCCGAAACAAAGGGTCGCATAAACGCGACCCATCGCTTGTAGACCTGTTTCGTACGAGCGAGGACCTCCTTCGCCTGTTTCGCGTCCGACGGCGCGAAACCGACCACCACAAACCCGTTTGGGAAGCGACGACGCCAGCTCACAAACAGCGATTTGAGCACCACCACCAGGATCCCGAGGAAGGTGATCACAAACGCGATCGTTTCCGTTTTGCCCGCCTGGCGGGCAAAGTCGAGCAGGATCGTCACCGGCTTCTGCGCCAGCACCCCCGAGGTGATCTTCTGCACCGCCTCGACCTGGTACTCGTGCAAGCGCTTCGGCTGCCCGTCCTGCGTCACAAAAAAACGACCCAGCACGCCACGCAACACGCGCCGAATGATCTCCACCAGCTGCCCGCTCACTCGTCCCCCTCCTGGTCCGCATAGAGACCCACCAACACCAGCGCCAGACGGCCGTCCGGCAGACGTTCCGCGGTCACCGGGACACGACGCAGCTCACCCGGCAGAGGCTGCCCCTGTTCCCACCCCTCCGGAACAGGCCCCTCGGCCACACGTAACCACACCTCCCCCGGTGCCTGCACGTTCACGCCGCCTCCTGCAGCTTTTGCGCACGATTGAGTGCACGGAACGTCTGCACGTCCACCACCTCCGCGGGTTTCGCGGCGCGAGCGGCCAGCTCGCACTCCCAGCAACGGCCCCCGACCGATCGCCACCCCGCCTCACCGCCGCAGTCGCAGCACCGCCCCCCGTTTCGCTTGCCCCTGCGCACCCGTTTGTCGACCCCGACGATCGACGCTGTACGGTCCTTCGCCAGCGGGTCGAGACGTAGGCTGCGCTGCAGCCTCTCACGGAACGTCTGCCCACGAGGGAACGGTGCCAAGGTGACCCGGTCGTCCACAGCCCCCGCCTCGAGCTGCTGCACGATTGACGCCCCGCGACGGGTCGTTTTACGCGCCGCCTGCCAGCACTCCCCGCAGATCTCCGCGGGACCGCGTCCCGGCAGCTTGCGACGTAACACGTCCTCGCGCGCGACCCCACACTCCTCGCAGGTTTTTCCCTCGACAGGGCGCGTCCGTTTGCGCGACGCCCCCTTTTTTACTGTACCTTTGTTCACTACTTCGGAGGCTCGATGAGACGCACCGACACCCTTTTTCTTGACCTGCTGCTCGAGCTGGTCGCCTTTGCCATCGCCTACACCGTCGCCGGCGTCGGCTACCTGGTCGACCGCCGTCCCGTCCGGGACCGCGCCCGGAGTGTCCTCTGGTCGCTTGGAGTCTACGTTTGACCGCAGCAGCCCCTCCTCGTTCAGCTCGAACACCCCCGCAGCAATCCCCGACCCCAGCGGCGACAGGATCCGGCCGTACCTGTCGCGCGCCTCGCGCAGCTGCGCCGGCGTCAGATGGTCCTCGGGCAGGTGACGGCAACGGCAGCGACGGCACCACAGCCCACGGCTGCGCCCCTTCACCTTGACCGACACCAGCCCCCGTTGTTGCCACTCGCCGCAATAGCTGCACGGTCCCCGCGCCATCGACACCTCCTCGCTTTTCTCTGCCATCGTCCGGCCGGGCACATACCCGCCGACATACGAGTCACGCGCCACCCAGCCCGTCCGGATCAGGTAACGGAGGCTTTGAGTCACGTCCCCCAGCCCCAGCTCCGACCCCAGCGCCTCGCGCGTCCAGGGACGGTCCTGCTGGTGGATCGCCTCCAGGATCCGATCAAACGCCGACCCCTCCGGGTACGGCCACACCTTGCCCCTCATGCCGCCGCCCCTTTCCGCCTTGCGCTCGGGTCCCGCTTGTCGATCCCCGACACCTCGAGCCCGTAGTTCCCGACCTGGTGCAGCCTGCTGAATACCTTCGGCATCCCGTCGTCGCTGCTGTCCATCTCGGCACGGCGCAGCCCGTCGAGGGTCCGGTTCGACGCCACCAGCAGACGCACTCGCCTCCGGCGCGCCGCTTCCAGCATTTCGCGCCACAAGCTCCAGCCGTAGTCCGTCGGCTTGGTTCCCGCCTCGTCCCACACCAGGAACAGCGGGCGCTCCATCACCCCCTCACGCAGATCCCGTGCCTCGTCGTCGTGAGCTCCGTTCAGCTTGTCGCGAAAGGGACGGTCCTCGATACGGCGCAGCCTCGACCGATGCCAGCCCGGATTTTTTCGCCATTGACGGACCGCCAGCAGCGTCGCCAGCGCCGATTTGCCGCGACCCTGCGCACCGGTGAGGATCACGACCCGCCAGTCGTCCGTCCCGCTTTCCAGGTACGCCTCGATCTCCTTGACCTGGTCCCGCGTCACATTGTCCTCGTCCCACAGTTCCAGATCGCCTGAGGCGAACTTTACGACCGACTCACGAGGGAAGCCCTGCTCGACCAGGTCGGCGATCAGGTGGGCCTCAAACTCGCGACGCTTGCGGTCCGCTTCCTTACGCTTGGCGAGCAGCTCGTCTGCCGCCTCACGCTTGTCCCGTTCCTCGGCGTGAGCTGCGCACAGCCCCCGACCCGTCGAAATAATCTTGTACCCGGTCGGTTTTCGCGTCCGAGGATCCGGTCCCCACGGGGAAACAAAGTGCGCCGCCACCTCGTCGCACCCCTCGACCTGGCACCGCCCCACCTTCGCCAGGATCTCCTCGTCCGTCGGCTCGTCCAGGGTGTCGCACTGCAGCGCTGCACCGATCGCCAGGCCACGCCCCCGCGCTTCCAGCACACGCGCCGCGTGCTCCCGCTGCTGTTCGATACGCGGGTCGTCCGCTGCCAGCTCGCGGTGATACCCGCAGTGCTGCCCCGCACGGACCCAGCGCCCCTCGTGCCAGCGCATCTCCGCGGCGTACGGGCACCCCGGATAGCTGCACCGGAACACCACCCCCTCGCCCTTGTCCGCCAGTCGATCACTCAAAAGACACCCCCTCGCGTTTCACCCGTCGGCTCCGGCGCTTCAATCGGCGCCTCGCGCCTTGCCCCCCGCTTCGGCACCTTGTACGGCACACACCGCGGCAGCCAATACGTGAGGAAATAGTGCGCGAAACCCAGCGGCTCCTGCTTTTTGACCCCGATCATTGTTGCACGGAACCGTGCGACCGCCGGCGGGATCTCCTGCTCGAGCACCTGCAGAGCCCAAGCCCTGCCCTTCTCTTTCACCCCCGGCACCGAGGTCGACCAATGCTCCACCCTGCGCTCGATGTTCGCCAGGTCGCCCTCGAGGATCCGACGGGCGTCCTCGCTTTTGAGGTCCGGTGTCAGGCTTGCCAGGTGTCCCGCGATCACCCCCGCGATCTCTCCTAGCTTGTCTGTCTGTCTGTCGTTTGTCTGTCTGTCTGTAATGGGACCCCCCGAAACCGTACCAGGCACCCCTCCAGGAGCCCCTCCCCCTGCTGAATCCGTGCCCTGCACGGTTTCGCGTGTCGCCCGCTTTCCCGAAACCGTACCCTGCACCGCTTCGGGATCCAACGGCAGCGCCCCCTGTTTGCCTGAATCCGTACCTGGTAACGACTCCCTGCCTGAATCCGTGCTCTGCACGGTTTCACCACCCCCCCCCTGCCCTCCTGAAACCGTGCCCTGTACGGCTTCGAGCCACTTAGCGGTGCCTGGTACGGTTTCGCAGGGGTGCAAGCGGTACCGTCCGCGACGCTCCAAACTCAAAAATCCGGCGTCCA